TTAGCGTGGAGTTTCAGGCCAGATGATGTCTGGTGCTGCTGACAGATCTAATCGATTAATTGCCACGACATACTGTTTCCACTCTTTTAGGAGGGCGGACTCTTCATCCGTTGCATCATCGAGATCAGCGGCATACTGAAGCGGTGTAATGGCTGAGTATGCAGTTAATAAAAGTGAGTCACGCATAAGCTGAAATTTTGCCACTTCTATTTCGTGCGCTTTAGCTTCGTCAATCGTAATCATTTATTCGATCTCCTTTATTATGCCGCCCTTTCCGGCAGGCTCACCAAGTTCATCATCACTGATTGTCCATGCGTCACGCTGCTCACGGTCATCTGGTAAAATTGATGAATCAATTATCCAAAAGCTTACCCCAGGTGGAACATCTTTTTTCCCAATATCCAGAACAGAGATTTCGTCTGTGCACGGGTATACAATGGCGATCTGGTTATTTTCAGTTTTGAAGAGGATTAATTTACTCATTTTAAGCTCCAAATACTGCAACGTTTACGGCTCGGAAATCTATTTTAGTTGATGATGCCGCAGGGGCGTTTGAACCGGTTGAAACAAGAAAGTTAGATGTTGTCTTTGCAGCCTCAGGAATGTAAGCACATCGTGTCGCTGTGTTAGATGATGTAAAATAAGCCACCCCATCACTTTCCGGATCAACCCCACAGGAAACCGCATACGTGTTCGTTGGGCGCGTGGTTGAGAAGTTAACCTGATATTGTCCAATACCTAAATCAGTAATACTGCTTACACCATAGCTATCGCGAATTGCGATGGTCCCAGTTCCGTTAAAATTAACCCATGCAATGCACATTTGCTTGTCAACGCCGGCAGGGACTCCGAGGTTAGAGCGCGCAGTTACAATGCTGGGTAAATCAGAAAGATTATTTGATGACCTTAAATATCCACTCAATGAAGCCAGCGCTGTGTTAACAAAAGCAGTGGTTGCAATAGACGTGTCATTGTCGCCTACGGCCGGCGTAGGTGCTTTTGGATCGCCAGTGAATGTCGGGCTGGCAAGAGCTGCAGCGCCAAGGTAAGTCAGCATGGAATTTGCGTTAGTCTGGCTGATAAGGCTGCGACCTGCCAATGTAAGGTTGGCAAGAGCCATAACGCCAGCGGCACTGAAATAAGGCAGGCGGTCAGCTGCGCCAGTTAATCCAGCCAGAGCAGTCAGGTTGGCATTAAGCGCCTGATAATCTTTACCAAGCGCAGATGATAGGCTGGCAGTGAATGCTGCAATATCGCCATCGTCCAGAACATCGGCGCTGTTCTTGTCACTGATATATTGCGCCAGCGCAGCTGCAATGAAAGTCGCCTGACGCAGCGCTTTGTTTACCTGTGCGCTGGATGCCTTGCCGGACTGGAAGCCATCCAATATAGCTGGAAGTGCTTCCCAGTCGGCCTGAGATGTCACGTTAGCACTGCCGCCAGAGGCGAATGCTTTAAACTGATTTGTAGCCATTAGAGTAATTTCTCCCACGATCCCATATCAAAGCCGGATATGTATTCGTTATCCATATCAAACCCAAAAAACTTATTACCTTCGGACGGTGTTTCAACGGATGGAATAGTGATATCCCCAGCCCAAACCCCCGCCGCTTTTACCGTCAAATACCCCTGCTTAATTGCAGCAATCAACTCCAGAGAAACCTGAGAAATATCCACTTCTGGGAACACCCAAACCGAAATAGTCATGTCCTGGTTGTCGACTATTTGCATGCGGATACCCGAACCCGCCGTTGCAGCATCAAGAATGTCCGGCAGCGTGTCGTTCTGGCCATTCCAGTGGTTAATTGCGATTTTGGCTTTCAGGATGATGCGATAGGTTTCGTCGCTCAGCGCCGTGTATCCCGTATCGGGGTCGTATGGTCCCTGCCACACCCCCTGATCGAAGCCCAGGCCGTCAGTGTCCCAGGAGAAATAAATTCCACTGATTGGCACGCTCACATAGCGTGAGCGTCCTATCCATCTGCCAAGAGTGTCCAGTTGCACGCCCACCGCGTTATCGATATCGAAGGCGGTAATTAAGCCCTTCATCGCATTCGAAACATCAATGAGTGGTCGGGTGCTGAGGTCAATATGCTGATAAAAAAGAGGCTTGCACGCGTGGTAATTCGTAATCAGCTCGGTGTATTTGCTCATGTCACCACCGCCAGCGTTATGTCTGCTGTGTCGCATGATGCCGATTCATCGTAGAGCAACGATATGCTGGCCGGTGCAACACTGCTGGCGCTTCTGCCGATTTGCAGGCTCATCACGTCGTAATACTGGCTATCGCTGCTGTCCGTGCCGGTGGTGAGGTTTGCCGGGGAGTACAGACGCCCCAGCAGCACATCATCACCTATGCCGAGCGCGTTGATATATGCGGCCACCGCAGATTTGATTTTTTCGCCGATTGCGGTCGTGTATCCCGTAAAAACCTTTATTTCGATCGCCACGAACACTGGTACATCCGCTGGCCGGGAAAAGCTGATTGTGTGCGGATTGCCGTAGCGATCCGGTACGCTGACAGACGTTGAGCCATACGTCCCTACTCCCTGCCCTTTTTTGCCACGGATCGCCTGCGCCAGCGCGGTCACATCACCACCGTCGACAATGGCTGAAATTGAGTTACCCGGCACGCCGTCGCTGTTCGTTACCTTCGTGTCGTTTTCATACAGCTTATGCCTGACAACGCCAGACACATTGGCAATTGCAGCATCGACAGCATCAAAAGGCGTAAGCGATGGCAGAGCGACGCTTTGCGCCTGACGCGTTCGCAGAGCAGTGTCTTTTTCAGCTGCAGAGCCAACCGTTGCCGCGCTCGGGTTCGTGACAGAAACCCACCCCCGCGTTGGCGTGTTTATTGAGCTGACTGAGCTAATCGCCGTAGCAACAGCGCCAGACGTGTCGCAGGTAGCCGTGGTTGCAATAATGCCGTCAGTGCCGATCGTTACGCTGGCCGGAAGGTTCCAGATAACACCGTTATCATCTTTCGCTGAGCCGTTCGTTACTGTCGTGCCTGCCGTCCCTGACAAAACCAAATCCACAGTGGAATTTGACGCCGCCTTGCGCGCTATGCCATTAATTTTCACGTTTCGCGTAAGCGCATCGGACATGGCTGTTGCAGCTGAAAACGAGCCATAAACCTGAATGGCAGTGTTGTTGGCGTCATGGATCGCCAGCGCCACCAGCGCCACCGTCTGACCATCTTTGCTGTCCGGTTCGAGATATGCATCAGTGCCGTAAATCTGCTGGAAATAACCGGTGATTCTGCTGTGGATTGTCTGGTAATCGGGCGCACTTATCCCCTCAGCGGTTACCGTTGCCGATAAGCCGAGTGTATCGAGGTTGAGAGCCATTTATGCCTCGCTGGTGACTGTCGTCGTTCCGTAGATGGTGTTGATCGTTGCGGTGAAATTCACCCGGCGCGTTGAGGTGTTCACCTCAGAATTGAAAGCGATAATCTCGTTGACGCCCTGCGTTTCGAGGATGTACTGACGGATAATCAGGTTATAGGTTTCCGGTTTCTGCTTACCGAGCACATATTCACGCCACGGCATGCCTTTGGTTTTGTCGAGAAACCACTGACCGAACCACAGCTTGAACCGGGTATCCACCGCCTGCGCCACCGTCTCCGGGGAGTTAATCAGCCAGGTGTCATCGCCTCTGCCGAAGGTGTAATCACCATTTGCGTCTTCGCGCGTGTATCGCATCAGTTAACCCCGCCCGTATCGTCTAATCCGCGCTCCACACCGCCGTGAGTGTGAGTGTCGTCGATTGACTTACCATTCGCTTTAACGGAGCCGATGAACTCCACGGCGCCAGTTATTTTTGACGCAACGCCACTGGCAACGCTACCGACCATGCCGCCAAGCCATGACAGCAGACCATGGATTGTTACCTGCTCAGAGAAATCAGCCATCGGCGTTACCACGTCCAGCCCGCCCGGCGCGACGATTTTGATTTTCTGCGTGGTCGGGTTCAGTTCGAAGTATGTCGCCCCGTCATCGCTGCGTAGCTGTGCAGCACTGGTACTAATGCCGGCGATTGCATTCGCGCATGATCGCGCACCGACCAGAGCAAACGCATCTGATAAATCATGCATGCGCTCGTCTACCGGCTCCTGGACGCCGCCACTTTGCCACCAGAAATCGATACAGCGGTCGCTGAATACCACCAGGCATTCATCGCCAGCCTCGACAGGGAAAGTCAGCGTACAACCACCTCCTGCAGGGAACACTACAGGCACATCCACCAGCAGCGGCAGATTTGCCGATATATAGTTACCATCAGAATCTGGCTTCTTACCTTTAATGGCGGGTTGTACAACACAGGTTGGTGATCTCTGCTCGTCGCCGGGGTCGAACGACATAATGATGCCCGGCATAGCTACCCGCCGAGTGAAGAATGGTGTGCAGAAACCCGGCTATTCGCTTAAAAGCATCGGGGCGCTCTGGGAAGACGTTATAAAACATGCTGGTATTCGGCGACGGAATCCGTACCATACGCGGCATACTTTTGCCTGCTGGCTTCTGTCAGCCGGTGCGAACCCGTCATTTATTGCGAATCAGATGGGGCACGCGAACGCGCAAATGGTCTACACGATCTACGCTACGTGGATAGAAGAGATGAACGGGGAACAGATTGATATGCTTAACAGCAGGCTGGCGATCTGAAAATCTTTGCCCCAT